CACATTTTGAAGTTGCGGTTAATAATCCTAGACAGGCTTTTGCCTTTTTGATTGCAAACTTTCCAGAAGTAGAAAACCATATGACAAATCAGTTGTATAAGATAAAAATGGGAGATTTAGAAATTACAGAAGATTTACTAGAAATAAAAGGTAATGGAGATATAAAAATAATCCCTATTGCTGTAGGAGCAAAAGGTGTTGTTGTAGGAGGTTTGTTAGGAGGTATTGGATCAGGTGCAATTTTAGGTGCTACTACTAAGGCTTTTTTTGCAACTACATTAGGAGGCATTGTAGCCAGTGGATTAACTGCTGTTGGTACTTCAATGCTTATTGATGGAGTTACAAGTATCATTGCACCAACTCCACAAGTGCCTAATTTTAATGCCTCTGATTCTTTGTCAGATAATGACCCAAACGTACAGGCTAACTTTGGTTTTAATTCAATCACCAATACTACAAGAGCAGGTGTGCCAGTGCCAATAATTTATGGTCAGGTGTTTACTGGATCTATTGTAATTAGTTCTGGTATTGATACAGTTCAAGTAGAGGGAACAGCATAATGTTTGGGGAGGGACAACCAAGAGCATTTGCAAATATCATTCAGGGTGTTGTAAATCCTGATTTACCACCAGACTCACTGGCATCAAAGCAGTTTCAAACACTGATTGATTTAATTTCTGAAGGGGTCATATCAGGATTTCCGTCTGCAACTGGATCTCAAGGTTCAACAGAATACGACACAAGTGCTTTGAAAGACGTATTTCTTAATGGTACTCAGATCTTGCAACAAGCTGCTGGTACAAGTCCAGATAGTACTGATTTTAATTTTCAAAATATTAGTTTTGAGCCTAGATTTGGCACATCAGATCAAACTGCTATTGCTGGCATTTCCGAAAGTGAATCAGAAACGGCTGTTGGTGTAATAGTTACAAAAGATTCTCCTGTTTCAAGATCAATTACAGATACTAATATTGATGCTGTAAGAGTTACTATTGCTTTTCCGCAGCTACAAAAATTTGAAGATAATGGAGACATCAATGGTGCTGAAGTAGCTCTTACAATTCAAACAATTGAAAATGATGGAACAACACAAACTGTTATAACAGACACTGTAAAAGGTAGAGCAGCAAGCACATATTTTAGAGATTATAAAATTAATTTACCCTCTGGCACTAGCTTTCCAGTAACTATCAGAGTAAACAGAACTACAGATGATAGCACTGATTCATTTTTGAACGATACGTTTCAATGGTCATCTTTTACAGAAATAATAAATGAGTCAAGACCTTATACTAATTCGGCTCATGTTGCCCTACGCTTTGATGCTGAAACTTTCCCTTCAGTCCCTACTCGTATGTATAGGGTCAGGGGAACCCTTATCTCCATACCGCACAATGGTACTGTCAGGGCTGATGGCTCTATTTCTTACACAGGTACTTTTAACGGCACTTTTAAAACTGATAAAGAATATTCAAATGATCCAGCATGGGTGCTTTATGACTTGTTAACTACATCAAAAGGTTTTGGAGATCACATTGATTCAACTCAATTAGATGTTTACAGTTTTTATTCAGCTTCTGTTTATTGCTCAGAACAAGTAGATGATATGACAGGAACTGGTAATACTGAGGCAAGGTTCTCAACAAACGTGGTTCTAAATACCCAGCGTGACGCATATTCCCTTATCAACGATCTTTCTTCTGTGATGAGAGTAATGCCATTTTATAGTGCGGGAGTCATAAATATATCTCAAGATCGACCCACAGATCCAAGCTATATCTACAATCTCAGCAATGTAACAGCAGAAGGATTTTCTTATTCAAATGCAAGTAAATCAACAAAAGCAACTGTTGTTAATGTTGGATATTTTGACAATGAAACACGATCTATAGATTATGAAACTGTTGAGGACACTGCATTGCAAGCTAAATATGGCGTTGTTGTTCGCAACTTAAAAGGATTTGCTACAACTTCCAGAGGGCAAGCTGCAAGACTTGGAAAGTGGTTTTTGTACACACAGTCTAATGAGGCTGAAATTTGCTCATTTAAAACTTCAATAGAGTCTGGAACAATAGTAAGAGTTGGAACAATAATATCTGTCCAAGATCCTATGAGGGCTGGAGTTAGGAGAGGTGGAAGAATAAAAACAGGAGTATCAACAACACAGATAGTAGTAGATGATTCTAATGATACTGATTTAGTTACCTCTGACTCAGCAACACTATCTGTCATATTGTCAGACGGCACTCTTGAAACAAAATCAATCAGCACTATATCTGGATCAACTATCACTGTTTCCTCTGCCTTTTCTTCTGTTCCTCAAGCAAACTCAGTATGGGTCATTGAAAATACATCTTTATCTTTGCAAACATTTAGAGTATTTTCTGTAAAAGAAGTTAATCAACTTGAATATGAAATACAAGCTGTAGCTCATAATCCATCTAAATATGCAAATGTTGAAGATGGGTCTACTTTACAATCAAAAACTATAACAACGCTGACTGCTTTGAAACCACCACCAAGTAGTTTGCAAGCAACTGAACAGATTGTGGTTTTAAATAATCGTGCTGTTTCTAAATTATTTATACAATGGCAGCCTGTATCTGGTGTGACTGAGTATATGATTCAATATAGATTTAAAAATGAAAACTTTATATCAGAAAGAATTACAAGACCAGATTTCACAATTTTTGAAACACAACTTGGAACTTATGAAGTAAGAGTATTTAGTTATAACGCTTTAGGAAAACCAAGCACAAGTCCATCAACAATTACAGTCACTACTGTAGGAAAAACAGCAGTACCTTCAGATGTTCAAAATCTAAAAATAGAACCATTATCAGATCAGTTTATACGACTACGTTTTGACCAGTCAACAGATGTTGATGTTTTGCATGGTGGAAACGTGGTAATTCGTAGTTCAAACCTTACAACTGGTTCAACTTTTACTAATTCTGTTGACGTTTTACCTGCACTTTCTGGAAACGTAAGCGAGTCGATTGTCCCTAATATTGTAAATGGGACATATCACTTAAAATTTAAAGATGATGGAGGCCGTTTAAGTTCTGGTGATGCCTCTGTTACTATGCTACAGACAGTCCCTGACACATTACCTAAACTAACTGTTTTAGAAGATAGAGAAGATACAGACAGTCCACCTTTTGCTGGGACAAAAGTAGATTGTTTCTTTTCTGATGATGTAAATGGTCTTGTTCTTGGTTCACTTGTAACCCTTGATGATGAATCAGATTTTGATAGTATTGCTGATTTTGATTTCTTGGGTGCTGTTGATATTACTGGCGGTTCTTATCAATTTGCAAATACTTTAGATTTGGGAGGAAAGCAGCCCTTAAGATTGCGGAGACATTTTGTAACCCAAGGTTTTTATCCTAATGATTTGTTTGACAGAAGAACTGCAAACATAGATACTTGGACTGATTTTGATGCGGCCACTGCTTTTAATGTCGGTGCTTCTTTGCTTGTAGCCACTACTGACCTTGATCCTGATTTAGTAGTTTCATCAGGTGTTAGCTACGGACAAAGTGGAACAACTATTACTATTACAAAAAATTCTCATGGATATTCTGTTGGTGATTTTGTTGTTATAGATTTTGCTGCTGGTGGTGCGACTGATGGAAACTATGAAATTACTTCAAAAACAGATAACACATTTACAGTAACTTCTGCCACAAGTGCAACCATATCAAGTGGCACAACTTGTACCTATGGAGCAAACTTTAGTCAATTTAATCCCTTTGTAAATGGAACTTATGTTGCAAGAGGCTTTAAATTCAGATGTGAAATGGATTCTGATGACCCCGCACAATCTATTGAAATTGACCAGCTAGGCTACACAGCCGAATTGGAAAGTAGAACAGAAACAAGTCTTGGTAATGCAGGGGCATCTGCTGGTGGATTTATAGCTTCTGGGACATCTACAAAATCCGTTACTTTCACCAACAGTTTTTTCACAGGTCAATCTGGCACTAGCATTGCAGCAAATTCAGTTTTACCATCAATAGGTATTACAATTGAAAATGCTCAACAAGGAGATTTCTTCACACTTTCAAATATTAGTTCGACTGGATTTGATATAGATGTTAAAGACTCAGGCGGTAATCATGTAAATAGAAATTTTAAATATGCAGCAACAGGATTTGGTCGTGGTAGTTAATTTTAAAGTAGGATATACTTAGATAAAAAATTGGATTAGACAATGGCTCAACATGATTACGTTATAGATAACTCCACTGGAGCTAACGTCAGGGCTGATATAAATAATGCGTTATTAGCAATATCTTCAAACAATTCTGGATCTTCAGCCCCATCTACAACATACGGTTTGCAAAGTTTTGCAAATACAACAGATTCAATGTTGCAGCTTAGAAACGCTGCTAATAACGCTTTTGTAAATTTAAGAAAATTTGATGGCAGTTTACCTTTACCAGATGGGTCAGTTTCAAGTCCCTCATTATTTCTAGATGACGACACAAATACAGGTTTATTTAGTTCTGCTGCTGATACTTTAAATTTTACTACTGGCGGTGTTGAAAGATTAGA